GGCGGGCTGGACGGCGCCGACGTGGATGCCGGCGACGGTAAAGACAAGGGCAAGAAGAAGCACAGAGGCGGGCGGCGTGGCGGCGGTGGAAAAGGTGCTGGTACGGCCATGAAGGGTACGGCCGTGCTCGCCGTGGCTGAGGCGGGATTTAAGGCCTACGACACCTATCAGAACGCCGAGACGCAGGACGAAAAAGCCGAGGGTTACGGGGCGGCCGCTGGTGGCTTGGCGGGCACGCTAGCCGGCGCGGCGGCGGGCGCGGCGATCGGGTCGGCAGTGCCGGTGATTGGCACGATCGTCGGCACGATCGTCGGCGGTTATCTGGGCAGTCAGGGCGGGGATGCCCTCGGCGGCTTTGTCGGCAAATCGCTGTTCGGTTCTGACGATGCACAGAAGAAAATGCCGGACGCCGGGCCGTTGATGATGGCCAACGCCGGCAAGGACATTGCGCCGGTGATGGGCGATATCGCCAAGTCATTCGCCAAGCCGTCAACGCCGTTGATGATGGCTGCGCCCGGTGCTGCGCCGGCGGGCAGTGAGCCGGTAAAGATCGGGGATATGGGCCGCTCGATGATGCTGCCAGAAGCCAGCGCCGACGCGAAGTTGGCGCCGTTGGCCAAGGCGGCGCCGGCCAATGCGCCGGCACCAAAAGTCGAGTCCAACGTGGCGATCAGTGCGCCGTTCTCGTTGACGGTCAACGGTGACGTAAAGGACGGCAATCAACTGTTCGCGCAGATCAAGCCGCAGCTCGATCAGTATTACCGCGACATGGCCAAGCAGCAGGAAAGCCGCAATCTGTTCGATGCTGCGCACGTTTGATCAGGGGGATTTATGGAAGCTTTGGGGCAGTTACAGTCGGGGCTCAAATACTTGGCCTCGGCCGGCGAAACGGGCCGGCGCAGCCTTGATGGCATGATGGCGCCAGTCAATGGCGCGATCGGGGAAATCACCGGCGCCGCGTCCGAGCTGGAGGGTTTGCCCTTCGTCGGTCCGGCGATCGGGGCCAAGCTTCAGCGCGTCATGCGCGGCGTCAATGCCGCCCAGGCGCAAGTGGGGCGGGTGGTGTCCATGTACGGCACGGCCACGCGCGCGGTGTCGCAGATTGACGAGCGGCTGGGGGTGCTGAAGGAGCAGGCCGGCCGTGCCGCCACGGCCATTAACAAGATCGCCGGCAAGGCCAGCCCGGCGCTGGCCAACATCGTGCCCACCGGTGCGTTTGCCACGGACCAGACGCCGGCGCCGGAAGCGGTGAAGCCGTTCCCGCACCTGCTGATCATTCAGCCGCAGGACCCGAAGGCGCCGCAGTACACGTTCAACCTCGATACGGCCGCATTTGACGAATTGCGTCGCTCGACCGAATTCCGCTGGGCCTCGCAAGAGCGCTTGGGGCGCCGGCCGGCGCAGCAGGGCGTGGGCATGGGCGACGAGAAAATCACCCTCAAGGGGGCGATCTTCCCGGGCTTCAAAGGCGGCCTAAAGCAGCTCGACACGCTGCGCGCGATCGGCGCCCAGCTTCAGCCGCTGACACTGACCACCGGCTATGGCGACGTGCTGGGGACGTGGTGCCTGAAAAGCGTCGACGAGGAACAAAGTTCGCTGATGGCCGGCGGCATCCCGCGTAAGCAGGCCTTTACCTTGGAGTTTGTCCGCTATGGCGACGACATGCAGAACGTCTGATGGGGATCTGCTCGACACCATCTGCCACAACTTTTACGGGCACTTGAATGGCAATGTTGAGGCCGTTCTGGGGGCCAATCAGGGGTTGGCCGACGAAGAACAGCCCTACCGTGCCGGCATCGTTATCGTGCTGCCGGATCTGCCGCACCCGGTCACCGAGGCTGTGACCTTGTGGGACTGATCCCGTCCGGACACGCCGCCGGCGTCCGATCGCGTTACGCGTAACGCTTCGATTTTCTGACCCGCCCTGTGCGGGCTTTCTTTTGGAAAAAATCCATGACCCCCCGATTCCGAATTGTTGCCGATGGCAACGACATTACCGCGCTGTTGAATGACCGACTGATTCAACTGAGCGTCACCGACAAGACCGGGATGGAGTCCGACGAGTTCGAACTGCGCATTGACGATCGTGACGGGCTGGTGGTTCTGCCAGCGCGGGGCGCCGGGATCGAGGTCTATCTGGGCTATCTGGAGACGTCGCTGGCCCGGTTGGGGCGCTATGTGGTCGACGAGGTCACGGTGTCCGGTCCGCCGGACACGATCGTGATCAAGGGCAAGGCCAGCGACATGCGCGGCAGCGGCAAAACCATTCGTAGCGGTAGCTGGGAAAACGTGCCGCTTTCGAAGATCGTCGCCGACGTCGCTGCCCGCAATGGCTGGTCGCCGGTGTGCCCGGTCAATACGAAAGTGGTGCGGGCCGATCAGCTCAACGAATCCGATTTTAATTTCATCACGCGGCTGGCCAAGCAATACGACTGCACCGCCAAGGTCGCCGACGGAAAGTTGTTGGTGATGCCGCGTCAGGGCGGGCAGAGCGCGAGCGGCAAGGCCTTCGCGCCGATCGTGATCACGCGCGAACAGGTCGCCCGCTGGCAGTTCCACCTCGGCGATCGCAATACTCACAAAGCGGTCGGGGCCAAGCATCAGGACAAAAAGACCGGCAAGCTTGCCGTGGTGTCGCTGGAGAACGACGACGCCCCGGCCGGCCTGCCGGCGGTGCATACCGATCGCCATATTCACCCGAACAAGACGGCGGCCGAGTCGGCGGCCAAGGCAAGATTGGCGGCGTTCAACCGTTCCACGGCCGGCGTGCGGCTGGAAATGGAAGGCCGTACAGATCTGTTTGCAGAGCGATCGATCATCGCCCAGGGCTTCAAGGTCGGGCTTGATGGCGAGTATCTGGCCGAGTCGGTACAGCACACCTATACCCAAGCCGGCTGGACAACCGTTGTCGAGTGCAACGGCGGCAAGAATGGCAAGGCCAAGGCCAAAGGCAGCAAGGGTAAAAAGCCCGCCAAGCCGGTCAAGGTCGTAAGTCTCAAATAGCGCAAGAGCGCACCCCATCCCGCCGCCTTGAGCGGTTTTTTTGTGCCTGGAGTTTGTATGCCGATCACTGAGCAGCAGTTGCTGCAGATCCTCCCCAACGCCCGCCCAGTCGCGGGCGTTTTTGTGTCCGCGCTCGGTACTGCCATGGCGCGGTTCCGCATTACGTCGCCGGTGCGGCAGGCTGCGTTTATCGCCCAGTGCGGGCACGAATCGCAGCACCTGACCAAGTTGTCGGAAAGCCTCTACTACAAAGACCCTGTGCGCGTTGCCGGCATCTTCAAAACGGGCTTCGACAGTAACCGTAACGGCCGAGCAGATCCGGCCGAGATCGAGGACGCAAAGGGTTATTTGCGCAGCTCGGAAAAGATGGCCAACCGCGTCTATGCCAATCGCATGGGCAACGGTTCCGAGGCCTCGGGCGATGGCTACCGCTATCGAGGGCGCGGCCTGATCCAGATCACCGGCCGCGACAACTACCGCCTGTGCGGGCTGGCGCTCGACTTGCCGTTGCTCGATCGGCCCGAGCTGCTGGAGCAGCCAGAATATGCCGCGCTGTCGGCGGCCTGGTACTGGTGGGATCGAGGCCTTAACGATCTGGCCGACGCTGGCCTGTTCGACGGCATCAGTCGGAAAGTTAACGGGGGCGACGTCGGTCTGGCCGATCGCCGCGAGCTGTGGGCCAAGGCCAAGGCGGTGCTATGTCAATCCTCGATCTGATTCCGGCACCGGTGCGGCCGTGGGCGATCGCCCTGGTACTGCTGTCGATCGCCGGCACCGGCGCTGCCGGCAGTTGGGTGGTGCAGGATTGGCGTTACGGTAACGCGCTGGCCAATCAGGCCCGCCAGTCCGCCGACATGGCCCGGGCCGCAGCCGAGGCGACGGTGGGCGCGCTGGTGATCGAGCAGGACAAGCGCCTGGCGCTGGAGCAGCGCCTGAAAGAGAACGACAAAACCCACTACAAGGATCTATCCGATGCGCAAACAGCTCAGCAACGCCTGTCTGATCGCCTTGCCACTGCTGATGTCAGGCTGTCAGTCCTCCTTAGCGCCGGCAGCGCTGCCGGCCGTTGTGACGGGGTGTCAGCGCCTGCCAGCGCCGGCGGCGTGGTTCATGGCGCCGCAAGAGCCGAACTTGACCCAGCGCATGCTCAAAGAATTATCGGCATCACCGATGCCGGTGACCGGGGGCTGATTGCTCTCGCGGCCTGTCAGGCGTACGCCAAAGAAGTCTCAAACACGAAGTGAAAAAGAGCGGCCAGTCCGGATGCGTCAACATCCAGACCGACCGCCGTCCCTGCAGATGGTCCCTGCAAGTCCAGCCAAGGCTCTTGCTCCGTGCACAAAGCGCGGCGAGCCTAGCACCTGTTTATCCATACAGTAAAGGTCTTGCTTTTTATGTCTACACCCATCATCCCTTGGATGGGCGGCAAACGCCGCCTGGCCGACCGCCTCATTCCGCTTTTCCCGCCACACGAATGCTACGTCGAAGTCTTTGCCGGCGGCGCCGCGCTCTACTTCATGAAGCCCCAGCCATCGCGGGTCGAAGTCCTGAACGACATCAATGGCGACCTGGTCACGCTTTACCGCGTCGTGCAGAACCACCTCGAAGAGTTCGTGCGCCAGTTCAAATGGGCGCTCAGCTCCCGTCAGGTGTTTGAGTGGCAGAAAATGACCCGTCCTGAAACCCTCACCGACATCCAGCGCGCCGCCCGATTCTTCTACCTGCAGCACCATGCCTTTGCCGGCAAGGTCTCCGGTCAGACATTCGGCACGGCGACCACCGCACCGGCCATCAATCTGCTACGGATCGAAGAAAACCTCTCGGCCGCGTGGCAGCGCCTGTCCGGCACCTACGTCGAAAACCTCCCATGGCTTGAATGCGCCGAACGCTACGACCGTGCCCACACCTTCCACTACATGGATCCGCCTTATTGGCAGACCGCCGGATATGGCGTGGACTTTCCCTTCGAGAATTACGAGCGGATGGCCGATTTTATGCGGCGCTGCAAAGGCAAAGTGATGGTCAGTATCAACGACCACCCAGACATCCGCCGTGTGTTCGAGGGCTTCCACTTCGAAACCTTGGACATCCGTTACACCGCCACCAACCAGCGGCAAGGCAAAGCCGAGGTGAGCGGCGAGCTGGTGATCATGAATTGGACGCCAGAATCGTTGGGAGGCTTGTTTTGATGAGTCTAGGGGCCGATTGATCATGCAGGAGCTGAGTGAAATGGGGATTATCCCAGTGCACTAGCTGAGGCAATGGTGACCGCTGAGCGGTGGATTGATAGTCAGCTACCCTAACAGCCGATCGTCTGACCGAACGACCATGATCTTTAGGTGATGTCATAATGATCTCATGTGGGTGGCAGGGATGCGCGCTCCCGGACCAAGCCATGCAGTGTGATCTCATGCCCTCGACTGATGATTTTCGTTTCAATGCCCATCACCTGTTGCTCGACCTTGATGCAACCACCAATCACCTCATGATGCTGGTTGTGTCGCACGAAGTCCGTGGTAGTCGATGGGATGAAGCGGTAGCTCGTCAGAAGCAAGCCTATGAAGCGTGGGTTTCCATCCTAACGGAAATTCAAATCGACCCGATGCCTGTGCTGGATGGCCGAGCGGCGGGCGGTGATTACCCCGCTGCAGAGTAGGGGCTCCAGCTTCGACCGTTTACGCTAGGTATTCACATCTGTCACTTCGACACACTGACCCCGCTCACAGCTCCACACTGAATCCCCGGATACCGATGTTTTCGGCAAAGCGCCCCACCGCGGTCAAGCTGGCCCAAGTGCGCAGTCGCTCACGCCGTGAGCGCACCGGCACCCAGCGTGCGCCGCTGCCGCCTAAACGAATCGACAGGCCCCAATCGGGGCCGCCTTCGATCCTGGCCACCAGGCAGTCGCGCACCGCGTGTTGTTCGACCAGGGCGCGCAACACCTCTTCGTGAATGCCTTCGCCGATCATTCGCACAGCTCCGCCTGACGCGCCTGTGACGCATCATCGAAGATCAGATACAGAGCCTCAATCGCTGCCGGATTGAGCGCCTTCACCGTCTCGATACCCAAGGCGAACCCCTCGGCCCGGTCGGCAGCATGCAACGTATCGGCCACGGTGCTCGCCTGGGCAATGCTGTTCAGCAATTTGAGGGCTCGGAAATGCACCGCGTGCGGCAGGTTCAGCGCCATGAAGGGGTCGGTCACGCTGCTCATGTCCAGCTCCAGCCATTGAAGTTCGCGGGCTGCTCGGGCGCAAGGTCGTATTGTTCTGCCTGGATCAACAGCCAACCACCGGCCGGCTCGTTGCGCCCGTCGGTAATGGGCCCTTGCAGCAACAAGCCACCCGGCAGGATCACGCGCAAGGCGTTCGCCTCCTTCGGGCCCTGCAGGTAGCGGTCGAACTCGATGCGAAACCGCCCCGATCCGGCATTGCGCACGCGGATATTCAATTCCAGCGTGGTGAGATCCTGCGGCGGCTGGCCCCCGTACAGGGCCAGCACGGTGGCGGTGGCCAGGCCTTCATAGGCGTAGGACATGGAGCGGCGTTCCTTTTCGAAGTGGCCAACGCATCGACCAGAAAGTCAGGCAATGGTAGACCAGCACCGGGGGCAGTGGTTGCCGCCGGCCCAAAAAAAGGCCCCCACACCGGTGCACGGTGTGGGGGCCGATTGAACATAAACGGCGTTATATACAGCGAGTCCAATTAAACCGAACCTCGCTCCTCATGATCAGCTTGGACCATAAAGCGCTTATTTCTAAGTGCTTGACGATTAATAGCAAAACTAGCCGCAGGCTCGGCGCTCAATTAGCGGAAGACCTGATATTTATCACCAGAAAAGAAAATGGCTTTTAGCCACTACCCTTTAATAGCCAATAACTCTAAAAAATTAGGGGCGCTTTTCTAGATCGGATCTATCCTCGTACCGCGCAATGGAAGTATGGATATCTTGCGCATCAACTCATGCCACAAACTTTTAAAGGACTACCCCATGGAAAGCTTTGCTATTGCCGCCTCACAAATTAACTGGAATGGCGGTCAACGGATCACTTTAAACGCGGGTGACACGGCCACTTGCACGACGTTGCGCCCTGGGCAGATTTACGGAATTTTCATTTATAATTCCGCTGGCAGCGATAATAATGCGGCCGTAAATGTTGTATGGAGCAACAGCCAGCCTCCTGCCACCATCACTGTTCCGGGCACCACCGCCAATGCCGGCTTGGCGTCGTTAGGATTTGTTTCTGGCACTGACACCCAGACAATCTCAGTTTCGTTGCCGAGTAACAGCGGCATTGCACAGGTTGAGGTGTGGTTGGGCAGTACCAGCATGCCGACGAATACGAGCGGGCTGAACAACAACTCGTTGCAGGCTAACGGGGAGCAGTACCCGTTCAACAAATATAATCGCTATTATTCCGTTCCGCCTTCGAAGTGGATGAATCTTACAATCGTAAGCAAAATCACACAATTCATCTCGTGCCAGTTCCGCGAAGCCGCTGCAACTGTATTTGTTGTGAATGAAACGTCTAATGGCTTACTAGTCGGACAAGTCACCAACATTGGGCCAACTGCTTCAGAGAAAGGAGCAGTTACTATTGTTGCCACACAGATTCAAAATATTAGCAATAACTTGCAAGGCGACGGTACTCAGTGGGTCTGGATGGATGCCGATAGCCAGCAAGATTCAACGAGCGCCAGTATTTCTTTACAATCACTTTAAATTTTAACTACTCAGGAAAGAGCCGCGTTAAACGTGGCTCTTTTTTATCAGTCGCCTCCGTTATGTCATAAAAATGACAGTCGGCGTGTAAACCGACCGATTCCTATCAGTCGTGCAACTCCCTAATACTTCCGTAACCGCATAATCGCATCAGTAATCGCATTTGCGTTTGTGTCTAACGTTTCCAGAGCCGCGATAGCGTTGTCAGCAACATTGTCTGCGCCAGCCCCTGAAATCCAGTGGGTGATCTCTTCAATCGCCGCACCGAGGGCATGCTGGTTGTGCAGGAGCAGTGTTAGAGCATCAGCAGTGGCGATATTGACGTCTGAGTTATTTGGCATGTGGATCATCCTTGAGCGAAAGGTTCGTAAAGCCTCGTCCGGCGTGCCAGATCAGGGTAGCCCAAGCAATCGTTCATTGAACACTTTATTCGCACCAAAATGGCGCGCCTGTCATAAATCTGTCCCATATAGCCAATTCACGTCAAAATCACATACCCCCGACTTTCTACAGGAAGATCTGGGGCTTGCGTTTTTTAGATTTGGCGGTCAGGAGAGATTCGGACTTTCAGCCGCAATAACTGCTTTCGGATGCGGCTCGATATTTTCATCAGACCAACTTCCTCGCGCTCGCAGATCCTGAGCGGTTGCTCGGCGCAACGCTGCTCCCGAATGTTTAGCCACACAACAGAGAGCGGATGCTGGCTGAATCTGATTCATTCTGTGCGCAGAGGTTATCAAGTCTCCATAAGACAAGATATCCTCCGCTGGAACTACTCTAGAGAGGCGCAAGGTTGTAGGAGTCAGAATACGATATTTGAGATGTCTGCGGCTGCATTTAATCCACCTCGATGATCACTGCCGGACTTCGGAAGGACGTAAGTGTATCGGTCATCTTCTTGGTAGGTGATCTTCCAGTGTTTTCCCTCAGCAGTAATGCTAAAGCCCAGCTCCTCAAATGTATCTTTGATTTTCTTGCTCATGTCTCTATAACCACGAAGCACGTCTTTGAGGCTTTTTGTCTTTTGCTCGTGTAAATCGGTAATTAAGTTGTTGCTCAAAATGGCATTCAGGATGTGAGCTCGTCGCGAGTTTTCCCGTGTGCTTTTTGCAATGTAGTCTTTAATTGCTAAGAGCGCCACATCCTGTATCTCTGACTCGAAATAATCTTCTTCATCGCCAGTATTTATTAATATACCCCCTTGGACTGGAGTCTTCGATTCGAGATGGCGAACTAAAGTATTTAACCGATCAATTTCTCGATTCAGCGTTTGGATGTGACCTCGCTTTTCTGATAGCTCCGATTCAAAAAGAGCGACGATTTCATTCGCTTCAGCTGCATTTATCCCCTCACGCTTCATTAGTTCGATAGCGTTTCGGTTCTTTACATGAATGACTTCTTCCCAGCTA